ACTTTTCAGCAAAGCGTTTTACATTACCTGTTCTAGAGAAATATGCTATAATCACTTAAAATCACTTTTCTGTTGTACACTAAAATTTAATATCATTCTAGTTTCATTGTCATATGTCATACCAATACTTTCTTCACCAACGAACAATCCATTAAGTAATCCTAACGCTCCAACAATATATTCACCTTCAACATAACTTCCCACTTGTACAAAAGGGTGGTCAGCTAATTCTTCGTTGCATTCTGTTCTTCCATCAATGAAAACTTTACTTATTGCTTTTCTGTCAATCTTCAATAGCGAATTTAAGAAATCTACAATCTCATAAATATCAGTTCTGTTTCGATAATCTGCCATTCTATCATTCTCCTAGTCTATGATTTTATAATCTTCAAGAAATATTTGTCTTGTAATCTCTACTTTTCTAAACATCTTAAACTGATTCAAGTTCAAGCTACCTACTACAACCAACTCTGTAACAAAGTTATTGTAGAAGTGGTCATGAATATCTTCGCCAAACTTTTCATTACTTCTGAATTTCATTAAAGCAAAATCATTTTCACAGTTAATCTTAACAGTGTCTTTGTTTTTACCCATTACTGCTCTTACATGACTTCCTAGTTTGCTAGTAGTCTTTTCTTCTACTACAATTCCACTAACCTTAAACTTTGGCTCTGGGAATCCTTGACCAACAATCTTAGAAAACTTCTCTACTTGTTTGATATCCATATCATCAATATCATCAACATGTAACTCTAAATCATACTCAACAACCTTTTGTAAATCATCAGCTTCAAGATTCTCATTGAAGTAGTTTATGATTTTATCAAAATTTTCTTCACTAAATTCATATCCAAATGCAGGTTCATGACCTGTTGCAAAGTTGAAATATCCACTATCTTCACACATAGATTTTAGAGGTATTACTCCAACACTCCTAGCACTTCCACCATATTTTACTTTACCTGTTTCCTTGTCTACAATTTTAGAAGCAACGAATACTGGCTTACTATATAACTCTACTACTTCTGTAGCTACTAACCCTCTAAACCCACTATCAACATCATTAGCAACAATTACAATAATATTGTTAGAATCATCAACAGATTTAACGATTTCTTCTACAGTACCTTTTTGTTCTGACTTACGCTTTTCATTCATCTCTATCATTGTTTGAGTTAAATCATATGCTCTTTCATCATCATCTGTAGTAACTAACTCTAAAGCCAACTCTATTTTATCGAATCGAGAACATGCTCCAATGATTGGCGCAATCTTAAAACTAATATTGGTAGAAGTAATTCCATCATTGTAATCAATCTTACTTTGTTTTAATATTTCTTGTATTCCTAGATTGTCAATCTTATTAATACCATTGTAGATTAGATATCTATTTTCCATATCCCAAACTGTCATCATATCTCCTACTAGACCAACAGCAGTTAAATCTAGGAAATCGTCAGCCATATCTACATTCAAATAATCATCTAGAACTTGACATACTTTGTAGCACATTGCACTACCACTTAAATGTTTATTTGGATAATCACCTTGTTGACAGTTTACAATTACTGCATAAGGATTTTCTGTATCCATTTGGTGATGGTCAATAATAACTACTTCTTTGCCCATTACTTCTTTCAGTGTCTTACAACCATCTACAGAGTTTGAAGATGAATCCACGATAATTACTAAATCAACATCATCATCAATCTTATCAATAACCTTCTCTACTCCATGTCCTTCACTTCTTTGAGCATGAACGTATGATATATTCTCTTTCAGAACTAGAGGTCTTAGATAGTTATACATGATTCCTGTTGAACAAACGCCATCTGTATCAATATCTGCTACAATCACAATCTTTAAATTGTAATGAATAGCTTTTACTATTAACTCTACTGCTTTATCTATGTTGTCTAACTTGTATGGTGAGTGTACATATTTCTTAGGAGGATTTATCCAATCAGTTAGATTGGATATCCCTCTAATTGCACACAGTTTGTCAATGATTAAGTCAGTATCCTTGTACTTCCTTTTCGCTGTCTTCTGAATCCACTTCACTGTTAGCAACTCCCTTTATTTCGTTTCTTAAATCGTTAATTTTTTCATCAATTGTATCTTCTATTACTTCTGCAACAATAAGTAATCCATCAAATGTAACAAATTGTTTATCAGATTCATTAATTGCCTTTAGTTGGTCAAGGATTTCTCCAACTGATTGTCTAATAGCTTTATTCTTAAAATACTGATACTCTCCATATGAAGTTCCTAGATATGTAATAAACAACATTACTGTCACAATAAGTGGTACATTTGTGAAACAAGATATTACTCCTAAAACTAAGAATACATCTGGTAAGAAGTATGTTAATTCATCTAGTACCCATAAAATCTTTCTGCCTAAATTCTTTAGAAATTCCATACTATCAACTCCTACATACTTCCTTCTAAATGCTCAATCATTCTATTCATCTCTCTTACAACATTCTTTGCTTCATCAATTGTCATTGCAAAGTTTCTGAATCTATAAGTATCAAATAGTTCTGATTCTATTTGCATTAGTATTGGTCTTTTCAACTTCTTAGCGTGTTCAAGGAACTTATGCTTGTCCTGTCCTGCATTTGATTCTAGGACAAGCATTACTCCATGTTCATCTTTTGCCAAGTAGCCAAACTCTGGTAAATTTATTACTTCTTCTACTTGCTTCTTTTTTGCCATTAATTATCTAGCAACCCTTCAAATCCTTCTACTAATTCAGCACCTAAAGTAGCATAAGCAAAATCATCAAAGCAATCTTCATGTATTCTGCCTATATTAGTGCGATAAAAAGGATTGTGTAGGTAAATCTCTCCACCACATTGTTCACAGTAATCAACGATTACTTCAACATCTCTAGGAGTTCTTGTCTTCCATTCATCATAATCTACGCCCATATTAAAACCTCCTAACAAATTATATTGTGTTTGCCATCTCTAATTTTATCTGGCATAATTGAGGGAAACTGCTTCGTTGTCATTCCATAAACAACTAGACCAATAGCAACTGCAATAGCAATCTTTTTGTTGATTGACTTCTTAGTTTTTCTTCTCACAACTACCAACCCTTTCTGATAAATCTCACCTTCATATCTTTCTTACCTAAAGCTAACGCTTCTTTGACAGAGCCAACTAGGAGGTCAATTTCATTCCCTCTTATTCCTCCACCAACATCAATAGCAATAGCCTTAAAGGTACGCTTACCATCTGACATTTCTACAATAGAACCTAAAGGGATAAGGTTGGTGTCTACTGCTATTATTCTGTAACCCTCAAAGTAGATTGTATTCTTTACATTTACACCTGTTTTTGTAATACCACTACAACCTTTGCATGTAGCAGTGTAATGTGTAACATGAAATGTCTGTCCTTGACTTTCTTGCGCTTTAGCCTTTGCTTTCGCTTCAACTTGCTTTCTTGCTACAACTTTCTGTCTTTCAATTTCTCTTTTCTTTAACTCTGCAATTTCTTGATTTGCTTCAGCTAAATCATCTTCAAGAGAATCTACTTTTTGTTGCATATCTGAAACAGATTCATACAACTTATGGTTTTCATATACTGCTTTGTCAATCAAAGCTTCCTGTCTTTTCTCCTGTTTATAGTCAGCATACATATGACAAGTTAATGCCCCAACTAACATTACATTGATGAAAGGTGTGATTAAGTTACCACCTTTATTCCTTCGTTGTACAATCTTTTCCATACTACCTCTCCTTTATCAACAGGCGCTTCCTTAGCTTCAAGAAGTCCTAGTTCATCTTTGATATAGAAGCATTTTCGAGTTTTTATTTGCTTAGACTGTTTCTTAACATGGTCTAAATCCATGTCATTATCAAATGCAAATACAATATTAGCTTCTAACTGTCTTAGTAAGAAAGCTTGTACTGGTGATATTTCAGAACCCATGATTGCTACAGTATTTTTAAATCCATACTGATGTGCTTTCATGCAAGATTTTTCAGATTCGAAAACTATCACCTCACCAGTTTTCTTAATATAAGGCAAGGCTCTGTGTAAGTTATACAACTCAATCATTTTGTCGAAGTTATATAAATATAGATATTTTATTTCATCAAGTATATATTTATCAGTACCCACATACCTACCCTTTATTGATATTAATTCTCCTTCTCTGTTATAGATTGGGAACACAACTCTTTCTGAATCTTGGTCAAACATGACTTCAAATTCTCTTTGAGTTCTTAAACTAATACCATCATCATAAAAGTTCTTATGTGGCTCATTTAAATACCAACTAAATACTCTTTCTTTATCTAAGACAATATTCTCTTTATCAATTAAGTTTCCAATGCGTCTTCTTTGTTTCCTTGATTTTTGTATAGGTCGAAGGAATGAGAGATAATCCTTCTTTTCTTCTTCAAAATCATCTCTCACCTCTAAGTACTCATACCAACCTAAACAGTTGCAAAGCCACGCTTTAATTTGATGTAAGTGGTTTTTTAATTCTTCAAAGTCTACAATTTCGTAAAGTATGTATCCTATTAAAGCGTAAATATCACCACTGACACCTTTGTTTCTAACCTTTGCAGTGAGATATTCATTTTCGTAAACTTGAACTGCTCTCCTGTTACTACTCTTGAACTTATCTGGAAGTTGTGCTTCCCATCTTCCACCAACCCTATGAATATACTCACACTCTAAATCTTCTAAAACCTTCTCGATAAGGTCTTCTGAATAAATTCGTTCTTTGATTATTGGTAAATCATTGTTATTCATATAATCACCACTATTTTATTTGGCACTTTGTTTAGAAATCATCTCTAAATACATTCTTGCAGTATCCAACTTCTTTCCATCTGTTGTTGTTAAAATCTACTTCAATAACAAGTGGGTCAAGTCCTGTAAGATTTGATTGTCCTCTACGATTCTTACTTGTGAATAGCACATAATAAACTTTACCATGCTTTAGTTTGACTTTCTTCTTAATCATTTTCTTATCTCCAAAGTCAACTACTTCTTGATTTTCATTTCCTTCAGAGTTTTCATCTTGATTAAACATATCATCTTCAAGTGGAATCCAGTTAATTACCTCTAATTCCTTATCTCCACCTTCATACTCATGTGGATAAACAGGTCTTAAATGCCATACAAGGTCTGCTACGTTCTTAATCTTCTTACCATCTGCTATACATTGTTCATTTAACCAATGTCTTCCTACCATATTATCTGCTTGCTGTACAGAAGCGAACATTGCTAGATTTAATCCTCCACCATCTTTACGAGCAAGCTTGTATAATCTGTCAAAGTCTTCTACGAATTGTTGCCAACGCTCTTTACTACCACCTTCAGAGGGTTTAGCAGTATCAACAATCCATCTTCTGTAACCTCTGCGAGAAAACTTTCTAACAACCTTCTCAACATTTTCCATTGTATATTCTTCTAATGGAATTAGTTTGATTAATGAGTTTGATTTATTCTCACCTTGTCCAGTGATTTCTTTAACCCAATTAACAGCCATTCTTAACTTAGCTTTTTCTTCTTCTGTGAAATTACCTTTATTCATTGACTTACGATTGAATCTAGGTTTCTCGAAGTAGTCTTTAAACTTATCATACATCTCTGTTCCCATAATAGTTATGAGCAACATCTTTCTGTATTGTGCTAAGTCCATCTCATTTGCAATGATAGCTAACTTTTCTTTTTCAGTGATACAAGACATTACAATCTTCTCAATGATAAAACTTGATTTACCATTACCAGAGAATGCACCTAAGATACTTAGAGTACCATATGCCCAACCATTAACCATATCAGTTAGCTTCCAACCTCTATAGAATGGCATTCCAATGTCTGGGTTGATATCCAGTTCATCAATGAATGCTTCTAAATCATCAAGTAAATTGTAGGCAACAATAGTTGTATCATTATGCTCAATGTCAATGTTATTCAGCTTGTCATTCCAGTAAAGAGATATCATATGTCTATTCATCTCTTTGTAATTATACTTATCCTTTACTTCAATTACTTGATTACCAAATAGTTTAAAGTACTCTCTAAGTAAAGCAAACTTCTTAACTTCATCATAATACCCTTCAAAGTTTGCTTCTTTGCCTTTTGTTTCTTGCATTAATTCTTCGATAGTTTGGTAACCACCATACTTTTCAAACTTGTCTTCTAGCTTTAAATCTACTACAGCACTATGTACTGAAATATCATCTAAAACACTGATATTCTTCTTATGTAGATATCTTCCTAATCCTAAGTAGAATGCCCATACAGGATTACCAACTGTCTTTTTATTAAGTCTTTCTTCTGAATAAGAATCAAATGTATCTGGATTATTCCATAGTATACCTACAAGTATTGCTTCTTTGTTGTATGATTCTGCATTAAGCTGTTTGATACTCAACTAACACCACTCCTTAGTCATCTCCTAGAATGTGGCTAATGTCAAATTCAGATTTTTGTTTCTTAAACTCAACTTGCCTATTCTCTATCAGTTGCTCTACTTGATGTATCTCTGTAGCTTTAGCAATCTGTTTAGACTGTTCAGTACGCTTAATCTTTCTATAAGCGTCTTCAATCCTACTTTGCATTGTCCTTAGACAATAACTTAACTCTATTTCTTTTGTTTTAAATCTTTTATTCAACTTCGCCCACTCAATGTTGTCCTTAGACATTCTGTAAGCTTCTGCCATTACACTATAAGGCACTCCTGCTTTATATTTCTTCTTCCAGAAGCTTACATATCTATTTGTTCCATTCCTTAAATCTTGTATTAACTCCCATATTCTAGGAGGAATATCATACTTGATATCATGAATGGATTTGATAACCTCATTGAGTTCATCTTTTTCTTTCATTTCTTGCACAATAAAATTTTTTCTCTTTAAATGTTGTTCCCAACATTCACCTTTATGAAAGTAGTTATTCTTTGTTTTACCTGTTGTTTCAGAAGTCTTAGATTCAACTTCCATATTTTCTCTTTCTGACCATACAACTGATTCGCCACATGTTTGGCATTTTATATATCTTGGCAACTTCTTTCACCTCAATACTTTATTTGGCACTTGTTCTTATTACATTATATACTTCAACAATTGTTTTGTCAAGTCTATCATTATCAATAATATAATCGCTAATTTCTTCTACTCTCTCAAAATCTTTTCTGTCAGTAGCAATTCGTCTGACAACTTCATCTACTTCATCTCCACGCTCTAAC